TGTGTCCATGTGGTTTTCCGTTTCAGAATAATCCTTAAAATGTGTTGGAAATTCACTATTAGGTTTCCAATTAAATGTTACAGGTCTTAATTCATTAATAAAACTTAAACCTAAATCTGTATCTTCAATATTAGTTTTTTTATTAATATCTGAACTTCTTGTAAAAGTAGCATTAGATGTAAATGTATTAGATACAACATTACTAGCTTTACCAAAACTAAAAGTATTAGAAGCTGCGGCTGCAATATTATGACCAATAGTTATACAATTAGCTGTTGCTACACCCGATGTTTCAACAGCATTACCTATACAAACATTATTATCCCCTTGTGCAATATTAGTACCTGCTTCAATACCAATACATACATTGTTAGAACCAGTTGTAATATTATCCCCTGCTTCATATCCTACACAAGCGTTACCTCCGCCTGTAGTACAACGAGTTAGAGCATCAAAACCAACTGCTGTATTATTACTACCTGTAGTTATTTGATTTGCACAATCTTTACCAACTGCCGTATTTGCTGCACCTGTAGTGTTTGCTCCTAATGCTTCTCTACCAACTGCTGTATTATTACTTGCTGTAGTATTACTATCTAAAGCACCATTACCAATCGCTACATTATCACTACCTGTAGTGTTTGAAAGCATAGCATTAAAGCCAACAGCAACATTTTCGTTACCTGTAGTACAAGCCTTTAAAGCATTTGAACCTATGGCTACAGTATCATAACCAGTTGTGCTAACTTCCATAGCTTTATGACCTATAGCTACTACTCCTGTTGTTGTTAAAGCTGATGAAGCATTATAACCAACAGCTACATTTGTACCTGACGTAGTTACTGCATCTAATGCACCTGATCCGATTGCAACACTTTCGGAACCTGTAGTGTTTGCTGCCAAAGCATCATTTCCGATTGCTACATTATTAGAAGCTGTAGTATTTGCTGTTAATGCACTACCACCTATAGCAACATTAGAACCACCAGTTGTGTTAGCTACCATAGAGTTCATACCAACTGCTGTATTGTTTGAACCAGTAGTTGCACCTGTTAAAGATTGATAGCCGACAGCAGTATTATTATTCGCTGTAGTTGCTGCATCTAGAGCTAAACTACCAACAGCTACATTTTGAGTGCCTGTGGTATTTGAAATCAAAGCTATATAACCAACTGCTGTATTGTTTGCTGCAGTGGTGTTGTTTGCTAAAGCTCCAAAACCTATAGCAGTCATAGCATCACCTGTAGTGTTTGCTGTAGCAGCATCTTTACCGACTACTGTGTTATTACTAGCTGTTGTATTTGCATCTAAAGCACCAGAACCTATAGCAATATTATTTGCACCTGTAGTGTTTGCGAATAAAGCCTGATAACCAAATGCTGTGTTATTACTCGCTGTTGTATTATTATATAATGATGCGTTTCCTACTGCTGTAAGATTAGCACCAGTCGTATTAGTAAATAAAGCCTCTCTTCCAACCGCAGTGTTGTTATCAGCAGTGGTGTTATTAGCTAAAGCACTTCTTCCAATAGCAGTGTTTACTGTACCTGTTGTGTTATCTAGTAAAGCATCTTTACCTACTGCTGTGTTTCCGTCTGCGGTGGTGTTAGCACTTAGAGCATCATGTCCAACGGCTACATTATTTTTACCAGATGTATTGGCGTCTAATGCGTTAGAACCTATAGCTACACTATTTCTACCAGAAGTTAATGATGCAAAAACATCATCACCTATACCAACGTTGTCTGTAGCACTTGATAAAGTACCTGTACTTGCATTTTGACTAATTAAAATACTGTCAGTAAAATCCGTTGCATCAGCAAGAATACTTATGCCGTTGATGGTACCACTTAAATCAAGATTACCATTCATATCAATAGTGGTTGCATTTAGTTCTAGTTCGGTATCAGATACTAAATCTAAAACTCCGTCTGCTGATTGATGTATATAAGTTCCAGAGTCACCAAACTGTAATTGTCTAGTGCTGTTCAATAAAATACCTGTATCTGCTACATGAGTAAGAGTTGTGTCTGTATCTGCACCAAAACCTAAAACAGCTGCGTCAGATAAAAGTGTTAAATCATCACCAACAAAAAAATCACCTGCTACGTTTAAATTAGTAAAGGCATCAACCATAGCTGCACCAGAACCAGCCCCATCTGAATAAATGGCTTTTACATGACCAGCAGGTATAGTTACATTAGCACCACTACCTTGTGAAATTATTATATTTTGTGAACCGCTAGTGCCGTTTTCTATAAACCAAAGCTTAGATACGGTATTTGGGCCTATAGTAATAGTACAAGCTGAATCTAGTGTACCTGTGTATTTAAGATAAATTGATCTACCTGGATCTGTTGATCCGTCTGCTATCGTTGTAGTGTGTGTGTCTGCGTTAGTAGTTATTGCCTCTGTACCAAAGCTAAAAGCCTCTGCAATAAGCTCTAAATTAGTGTTTGTAGAAGTTCCCCAGGTACCTGACTCGTCACCTGTGGCTATCTCTTTTAACCTTAAATCATTTACATAAGTTGCCATATTTTATGCTACCTCTTCCCAATTTGGGGTTTGTGTTTCATTAATTTCAGCAAAGGATGAACTTTGGTCAGTATTTATATTAGCATAATTTTTTGTTTGTGTATCATCTATTAGCGACCAGATTAATACTTTACCTACTTCCCCTGTACCAAAAACACCAACTGGATTTACATTAGCTTTAGAAATTGTTGTTACAGATCCAATATCACCAGATGCAGAAACACCATCAATATTAAATCTAGCGTTATGATGTACGGTTACAGATCCTACAGCAGATGTAGCTGCAAGGCCTGAAATTACTACATTAGCCTCTCCATCAACATCTACGCTAACACTACCGAGCGTGGCTACAGCACTAGGAGCATTTGCAACAGCATCACCGTTTACACCTACACCACCAACTGCTGATGTACCTACTTGTGAACTAGGTGTTACATTAGCCTTTGCAACTACCGATATAGTGCCTAAAGCACTTGTTGCAAGTTGAGACGAAAGTGTTTGATTTGCTTTTCCTACAACTGATAGTGTCCCAAGAGCACTTGTAGCTGTTTGTCCTGTAGGAGTTACATTAGCTTCTGCATCAGTAGATATAGTGCCTAAAGCAGAAGTACCAGCAACGCCAGATACATTAACACTTATTGAAACTGAAGCAGGCTGACCCCAAGGGCCTATACCCCAGCCAGCACGACCCCAGCCGACAGACATTTTTTAAGCTATTCTTATAATAGCTGTACTAGCCGCTGCTGCTGGGAAAACTATTGTAAAATCACCTGCGGTTGATGTTTTATCACCACCAAAGTCAATTGTAGCTACAGATTTATTACTGTCACTAGAGTTGTAAATCATACAACCTCTAGCAGTAATTGTAGCAGTACCAAAGGTTAAATCAGCAAAATCAGTAAAACCTGTAGTGCCACTTGAAGTAGGATCTACTCTAGTTAAATTACTACCACCTGAGGTATAGTTAGTACCGCTTGCTTGTCCTGTTGTAGTAAAAGCAGTAGTAGTAGCACCAAGGGTAGCTGAGCTTGTATATAAAGCTAATTTGAAAGTATCTCCGCCTGAGTTTTTAAAGTTATGCACTGCTTCAAGAAGTTCTTTCTTAAAACTTGTGGTTAATGTTGATGTAATAGCCATATTAAATCCTTTTAATTATATCTGCTAACTCCGTATCACCAGACTTTACAAAGTCTTGTATCAAAGTAGCTTTATAAGATTTTATAGCATTTTTTATATAAATCAAACAAACTTGATAAATAGCGTCTCTATATGCTTTTGCTTGTTCTTTTATGTATGGATCTTCGCTTTCGCTAGTGCTGACTATTTTTTCTGTTAATCTTTCTGCCCAAAACTCTGGAGGATGTCCACCATAATTACTTGTTTTAGCCTCTATAAGACCTAATCCAGGCATGCCTGCTGGTGTTATTTCATCTACCATTTCTTTGGTTCTGGTGGTTTTAAGTGTGAATCATGCCTATCTATTAAGACAGGTTCTTGTTTCTTTTTAACAATATCTAACGTATCAATCCTTTCTAATTTTATACCATCTTCGCCAACCAAGATAATATAAGGATTTTTAAGCCTATGATAACCATAAAGTTTTTGTTCTGCTGGTACATCTGTATCTAATAAACCTGAACTATGTGCAACTTCTACTTGCATACCTGCCGATATACATTTACTTAACCAAAACTCCACACACCCTCTACCTGCCTCTGCAAAGTGTAAATTACCTTTGTAACTAAAATCTATGCCAAACATTTTAAGATTAGCAACTTCATTCCAATAAGCAAATGCGACTGCGTATGCAACCGTATTGTTTAAATAATGACAATTAGAATATTGCACAACTTCTTCTAAAGGGTACTCTACAAGACCAGGACAACGATCATCTAATTCACACGTGTATATGGGACCTTCGTGTTCTTGTAACATATCAGCCATACTTTTTGTTTGACCGCCAGCATCATCTGTATCTAAAAATCTAGACGCAGGATCCATCATAAATACTCTATCGTGGTATATAACTGATGCTACGCCATTTATAGCCCATACTTCGTCAAAATGTACTCCATGTGATTTAGCTAGATTGTAATCAAACCAGCTTTTGCCCATACCGACTATAGCAACTGATTTGCCCTTAAGACTTTCTATTTGTTTCATTTATTTTAAGATACCGTTGTCCTCAAAGAATCATAACGGTATTCATCTCTCCTTCCGCGAGCTTCAGCAAGGTTTTTCAACCTAGATATTTCATTTGCAAAGCGTTGCTCGTATTGCTGTGTCAAATCGTTTTCACCTTTCATAAAAATGTATGCTTCAACTAAACTACCGTATAACAACGCATTACGTGCATTATTAGATAGCCAAGTGCCTGTAGTATCTGTAACTAAAGAGTTTGGCTTAAATAGGTAATGTAGCTCAACATTATAATCTGCATCAGGTACAGGGCTTACAATCAACGTAGAACCATTATTTGATGCAGTAGATAAATCTTTGTCAAAGTCAGCGTAATATAAAGGTAGCCCTCTCAAAGTAGAGTCTGTTGGATCTTCTATATATTCACGCATAAAAGTGACGTGTTTTTTATCTAAGTAATGATAATCACCACCAGAATCTATAACTGCTAAAGAAAAACTTGTTTGATAGTCAGTAGGTGCAGTCAAGTATGTGTTACCTGTTGTTAAAGTACCTGTAACATTCTTTCTAAAATAATCAAACTGTATTAGCTCAAATATTCTTTCTTCTGCATTTTTAATAAAGTCATCAAGAGTGTTGACAAAAGTTGTTTCTGAATTTTCAGTATAGTTTTGTATTAGAGTTTTTAGTTCTGCTAATGTCATGATATAACTATTGTAACCTCACCAACGCTAGCTGTCATCTTAGCTACTTCAAAGTTTTCTGGTAAAGTAGATGGATTTAAATAATCTGGTTTAAATATATTAGAGTTAGTTACCACAACAAAACCCTCACCCTCTTCTTGATCGTTGTTAGGTCTTGGTTTGTATAATGATTCTGGATCAGCTTTAGCTCTTAGTGGTTCTAGTTGAGGATGTTTAGGTTCATAACAGTTGGGACAAACTTTTAAACCGTTCCATTCTTCTTTTAATTCTAGTAATTTATACTCAAACCCGCATCTATCACATAAAGCTTTTGCAAATTTACCAGTAGCATAAGCCATTACATCATCCTAATACTGGGTCTTATGTTAAAAGAGGCTCTATCTTCGTCCTGGTCAGCCGCTCTCCTAAATTCTTCTTCATATAAAGCTTTGAGTTGTGCAGTTCTCTCTGGTGCTCTTTTTAGTGATATGTAATAAGCTAAGCCTGCTGCAAAACAAGGGAAAAATCTAAATGGCATATCCATAGTATTTGTTCCCTTATCTGCATCATCCATTCTTACTATTTTATTAAATACAAGTATGTCTGTAGAGTTTTCTGGTGCAGGCCATATTTTTAGTGTAGGTGTAGATAGTTTATCTAAAAAGAATTGTGAAGGCCTAGCTTTAGTGGTTTTATTTGGAATATTTATATATTCAGACCTACTAACTCTATTCATACTAATATCTGTTTGTGTTTGATTAATTGTTCTACGTAGAACAACGTCTAAAATATCTATTATGTTTGCATTTAAAGAGTAATCAGTTGTGCCCTCCGTTACAGTTTGTGTAGCTTGCTCTATAGTCCACTGGTTTAAGCCTCTGTTTGCCCACTCAGCAAGCATAAGATTTATAGATCTACGTGCGGTTTTAAGGTCATAACCAGTGCGTAGTTCTAAACCACATCTTTCAAAGGCCTCCTCAACAAACTCTGCTACGTTGGGCTCAAAATTTGTACTACCTGATAATGCCATAATTAATCCTCGTATAAATTATCAAAAGTTATTGACGGATCAAGATAACTTTCATGTCCCTCTGCAGAATGTTTCCACTGCGAAGGTTTAAACTGAGGTGGTCCTTCACCTGTAACCCATAGTGCTGGACTTGTTGCCCTAACTCTATTATTAGGTAAAGCAACAAAATTACCTTTCCACTCACAGTTTTCAGTTATATATAATACATGACTTTGTTTATGTTGTGCAGGATCATCTGCAATATCTGTATTTGTGTAATCAACCGTAAAAAGATACTTTGCTTGATAAAAGCCCCCATCTATTTTAGCGATCCAAGGAGAGGAACTAACTCTATCCATAGTAACTACACTATGATCTCTTGCTTCACAATCCCAAGGTTGTGCTAAATGATCTTCCATAGGCTTAGGATAATCTTCCATAGGTATATCAGCTACGAGTGCTTGTATGGGCATCCTAGCCCACATAGCACCACCGTGTATGTTGCCCTCGTCCCAATCATCACAATTTGACTCTTCTCCAGTAAATACAACTTGGAAACTTAACGATCTATCTGGAATGGTATTTACTGCGATAGCTAAGGCATGCAAATATTCGCCCTGATATTGCTCATGATTATGTGTAAACTCTCTCCTAACCCAACACTTAAAATGTGGGATATTACTAATCAAATAAGGCACTATCTCAAACGATTTCTTCTTCTATTAGCGTTGCCTGCCATCATGACTGATCCACCCTTTGACATTTTCATCATTTTACCGCCTTTAGA